GACCATTTTGCCTTCAGCTTCTGTTGCTGAATACTTTTTATTTACTAGTCCAGTTTCTGAGTTTAGAGCATAAACACCATTGTTTCCTGTTCTCTGGTAATATTCTCTAACATCGTAATCAAAATCTTCTACTACATAATCTCCAGATTCATCATACGTTCTTCTTGCTAGAGTTTCTTCTAGTAGAGTGTAATCTGCTGCTTTTACTTGCTTCTCTACAGATCCGTTTTTGATCTGTACTAACTGGATAAAATTCTTGTCAGTGTTAGCAGTGTAATCAAATTTTGTCAGGTTTAAATTGATGCTCAAACGGTGAGCACCAGGAGCAGATTGGTTAGAGAATCCTCTGGCATTATCTGCTAGAGAAACATCTTCTTCTGGAGTTACAATATCTTCGCTGATAGTAAATCCTACTTTTGCCGAAGCTTTGTTGTAATATTTGTTAATTACTAGTAGTTGTTTTTCATTTCTTACAAAGAAACCATTGACAAAATACACACCCTCTTGTACGTCAACGGCAGTAGCGAATCCCATAGCACGACTGCTAAGAGTCTCAATATTACCAGAAACGGGATCTTCTACATTAATAGATGTTGGTAATACACTACCATCTGTGCCAACAACTAGGAGTGGAGTGTTAATACCAGCAATTACTTCTAGAGTTTCGCCTTGTCTAAAAGTAGTCTCGTTACTAGCACTTCCGCTGGTAGTGTACTTAACAAATAGAGTATCCGCTTCAATGTCAGAACCATATTCTGCTGCCAGTACGCGACCAACAACTCCAGAGTTTAGACCCTGGAGTTGTGTTCCGACAAGTTGCTTAATGTCGTATTTTTTATAAACGATCTGTCCGCCTTCATTTACGGCGACTTCGGATACAGAAGATAACTTAACATAATCAAGCTTAGTATTAAGTCCAACCTCACCAGGGATAACTTGCTGTCCCTGCTTGAAGTTGAACTTACCAAAACTTTCGATTTGATTCTGGAGAATCGATTGTAGAGATGTTAACTCTCTAGTTTGAATCGAGTATCCAGGTCTGAACAGAACTTTATAGAAGTTCTTGCCAGCATCATAGTCATCATAATATGGTGCTACATTAAGATTTGTCTTCTGTGGCATGTTACTCCGCCAAATACTCTACATTATCGTTGAAGTATTTAGCGGAGTAAAAACCAAATCAGAACTCGATTACAAGTTTGATGTCTTCGATCTGGTCGGCAGCACGAGTGATGAGACGACGGTTCTCAACGTAGATGATTTCACCAGAGTTGTTACCGATTTCGGGAGTAGCAAGACCACTGCCAAAGGTAACACCAACTAGTGTATCGTTGTTAGTAGCATCTACAACACCAGAAGCAAGTGATTGAGCGCCACTGATAGCATTGCCGCTATTCTCAAATGCTCTTACAACACCAGCGTCTGTGTGAAGTGAAGGAGTTTGGATATACTTAAGAACACCACCGCCACCAGGACCAGCGTTGCCAGAATCTCTCTCCCAGGAAACAACGGTTCCGTAAGCAGTACCACCACCAGCAGTTGTCTGTGAAATTACTTCATCAGCAACGAAGTCAGCAGTAGCACCACCATTAGCAGCACTAATCTTAACAGCATAGACACCACTTAGGGTAGGAGCCGTAGCAAAGGTTGTGCCAGGAGCAGCATATGGATCACGGATGATGCCGATACGACGGAAGTCGTTGTCAACAGGGAAGTCACCAGAACCTTCAGCATATGTTAGACGGATATTCGTCATAACACGCTTAGCATTAAGTTCTTCTTCGAAGTTAGAACCATGACCACCCTGAGGAGGTAGGATAACTTCAAGAGCACCAGTAGCAGTAGAAGGAACAGCGTTATTAGCACCTGTTGTTAGACCAGCATCAGTGTAAAGACCGATAGGAGCGCCAGTCCAACCTGGATCACCTACTTCTAAACCATCCTGAAGAGGAACTGAAGCGTAGGTGTAATTTTGACCTTCAGCAGTAACTGTTGCCGAACTTAGAGCACCACCAGCAACAACAATCTCTACAACACCACCAGTACCATCACCAACAATAGGAGCATAGTATGTACCGTTAGCCAAACCTTGACCAGCATCTTCAATTACAACTACATCAATAGAGTTAGGAGCAGCGGTTGCTAGAGCTTCAGTAGCGATACGAGTAGCATCGGTAGGAAGAACAATAGGCATGAAGTCAGTTGAGAGGAAGCGTAGTACATCATCGGTTGGGATGGTGTACATATACTTCCAGATGTAACCATTGGCAGCAGGATCTTCGGTAAACTTACCGTTACTATAAGTTCCTTGACCAGCAGCAGGAGTAGTCTTTGGTTCGTTGGTTACAGGAAGACCGCCAGCATTGAAGAGGCACTTAAATACTTCATACTGAGAATTGATTAGATAGAATTTGGCGTCAGCAATGCTGGTAGCACCAGTGGCAGATGCCTTACCAATTTGACCACCACTACCAGGAGTAGTTGAATAGTCAGGCTTCCACATGTCGAATACTGGGTTAGCAGAAGTATCCCAGTTGAAACGACGGATTACACTACGAGCAAACTCGGTGGTAATACGCTTAGCAGCAATGATGTCATCATAAACATCATACTTCTCTGTTTGGTTGTCAAGGGGAACAGGGGGAACATCTTCCGTAGCATAACGATAAACGCCAGTTAGTGCTTCGGCGTTGGTGTTGGCAGTTCCATTCCAACCTTTTAGTGTTGAACCAGCAGCAGGAACCGAGTTTGTTGCTGGACCAATGCTATGAAGGAGAAGAGAATTTTCGTATACTTCTCTAATTACACCCTTAAATGTGGCGGTGGCATAGTCAGAACCAACATAAACTTCGTTGCCAGCAACAAATGCTGTGGCATTTTTATTGAAAATTTCAAGATAAGCATCCCAACGCTGAGGGCGACCTACAAAGAAGTACATCCTCGTCCTTTCAGCGGAAGTATCTGCGCCGCCAACGGGCTCAGACAACGACTCAAGGAATTGGGTGGCGTTAAAAATTCTAAACTTGTCTGAGATAATAGCAGCCATTGATAATCTCTCGGTGTGTGAACGTTTTGTCTGATTTATTTATATTTATACAATCGAGAACGGAATCAATTCATCACTAGCAGCGATAGAATTTGGTCCTCGAAGTAACGTACATCCATCAAATGTAGTAGCAGTCTTAGAAGTGTATTGAATAACATTACCACTGCTTGTGAATAAGTATCCTTCATCATTAAAGTATTCGGTGCTCTGTACAACAATACTACCACCAATAGTTCCAGTAGAAGAACTAATAGCAACTGGTTGCTGGGTTGATGGGATAGCAATATTAAATCTATCTCCATTTCCAAGTAAAGCAGATTTTTCTCTAAACTCAAAATCACGTAGTGTTAATGTTGGATAAATGGTATCAAGTTCTGAAATTGACAAACCAGAACTAATACCACTGTCAACCAAAGCATTTGCTTCAAACGACCCTAAAGTTAATCCAGCATTTCCAAGCTCATAATCTTCAAATCCTGTTGGGACATTTTGATCTCCATTTTCTACCAAGAAGGTAGATCCGTCTCTAAGCAAGACTTCGTTATAAGGATTTGCCAATGTTAAATTAGTTCCGTCTCTCAATCTAAGATATGTTTCAAGAACATATTCTTCGATAATAAAGTCAACAACAGCATAACGATAGTCAATTTCAGTACCACCAGAAGCAGTTCCACTAACACCGCCTAGAACCATAGAAATTCTGGTGACAAAAGTATCAATATCTTGTAGTGAAGTTGTGATTTCTTTAGCCTGGTGCATTACAAATGGTTGTGTTACACTCTGTACTTCTCTAAGAGCAGTCCTAGAAAGATTTAAGTTGGTAAACGTTACAATATTGGAAGATAAAGTATCAATTCTGGTATGAGCATTCTCGATAATATTAGCCGTAATTGTTGATAGAGTATTGAGAACCTCTACATTAATTTCATTAGTTACAATAGTCTTGTTGTAGGAAGTAGTAACAACTTGAGATGTTGAAGTTGCTGTGGCAGCAATATTACCAATGCTAATACTAGTGATTACCGACTGATTTTCTAATTGAATTTGTTGTTGTTGTGTTAACTGAAGGATCGTGGTTTCGGGAGCAACTGACTGAACTTCACCCACTAAACCAAACACATCAGACAAACCAGCAGATGCTTTAGAAACTCTAGACTGAGTAGAATGTGTTTCAGTTACAATATTGTAAGAAGTCGGTGGGATAATAGTAATCTGTTGATGTACTACATCAACCGTATCAACTTTTTCCTCAAGATCAATAACTTGTGTAATTTCATTGGTATTTGGTAAAATATCAATGACTTCGCTGATAGATTGAATTTGAGCAGTCTTTTCAATTGGGGTTACAGAAGACTGAGCAACACTGACTTCACTAATAATAGTATTAACACCACCAGACAGTAGGGTGACAAATTCTGGATAATGTAATACTAGATCTCCAGCATTATGAGATTCTAATGGACTTCCTTGATATGCTCTAACTAGATTGAGGAAACGATCCTCTTCTTTTTGGTTGTAGTAGATAATCTCTCTACCAATACGTAATCTGCTTGGAGTATCTGGGAACCTAGAGGTGTTGGGAACGTAAGCAATCGTATCTGTTGTGCTGAGTGGAGCATCCAAGAATGTTCCAATACCATTGAGAGAATCTCTTCTGTCTTGATAGAAAGCTTTGTTTGCCTTGATCTGAACAATCTTAGTAAGTTCTCTCTGTGGAGTTTGTAAACTAACAACAGATTCAAATCCAACAACACCACCAATAACTTGGGTGAGAACCCTATCAGTATCCAGTTCGAAAGCATTTTCTAAAATAACAGTTGGAGACTGAACTCTTGCTTCTGTGATAAATTTCTCGTCAGTCATTCTGACTTGACGCTCTTCGCCAAACAAAGTAGCGATAGTATTAGTAATATCTCTATCAGTGTTGAGTTCTGGATCAAATCCACCAAAAGTAGCAATAGTAGTAATTGCTTGAGGACTGAATGGACCGCCTTCAATTCTAATCTCAGTATTACCAATCATACTGAAGACAGAATCAATTCCTGACTGAACTCTCAATTCAATTAGGGTATCGATCTTACGATTGAGTTCTTTAATTCTCTTATATCTTCTTGCTACTACTACCTGTGGTGGTTGAGTATATCCACTACCACCATCTGTTAGAACAACATCAAGAATTTGACCACCATAAGCGATAACTTCTGCCTTAGCTCCACCACCATTGCCATCTACAGGAATGAAGTGAACTTCTGGAGTAGTGAAGTATTCATAAGCAGTTGGTTGTAAAAGAATACCTTCATCAAAGAAAAGATTTAAATCTCTCTGGTTGAATTCGACATCAGATACATTTAATGTGGTAATAGCACCAAATTGATTGACATTAGCTGTAACACTTAATCCTACACCTTCTGTATCTCCTTCATAATTAGTTGCCTGAACTTTAGCATAGTGCTCGTTTTGAACATAATACTGGTCATTATATGATTTGGTGTAAACTTGATCAGGAGTTCTTAGAATCTCACGATACTCACTTTCCCCATCAATAAGAATCTTATCTCCAGGTAGTAGATTGGCAAACATAGAATTTCTATTATTCCATGCCTGATTGCCACCTTCAACTCCATATAACCAAGAAGGAACATCTTTTTCTAAAAGTCTTAATCCTTCGTCATCAGTTTTATATACAGTCGATAAAGTATATGTTCCAGTAACAGCATAAGTTGAATAACCATCATTTGCTAAACAAATATCAAAAGGAGTATTCTCATCAACAGTTACATTGACTGGAGACTTGATTGTCAAAATAACTTCATCATCACTAACTTTGTTTACGTTTTGTACTTTACCAATTACAGTATTGCCTTGTTTAAGATGCCAATTTTCAGCAACAAAAGTATCAAATTGTACTTTTATACTATCCGAAATACCAGTTCCAGATACTGTTACATATAAAGTATTATTATAAGCAAATGGTTCAAAATCGTAGAATGTTAATGTTTTGGCAACGTCTCTACCATACATCAAGATGATGTTAACATCTTGGGTTACTCTGTCACCAGCTGGGGTTGTTGAAACACCCAATGGTTTTGTGAAGGTGATATTAGGTCCTACAATAGTATAAGACTCGGTGTCTCTCTGCAAAACACCATCAATGAATACCAAAGCATATCTTGGGTTATCAATTTTTCTTACAGCACTAGTTACTTCATCTTGGATAAGGTATGGACCGCCAAATCTGTACTCATATAATTGAGAATTAATTGTCAGTCTTTCATAACTACCAACGGTATAGATAAAACATTTTTCATAATTTTTTAGAATTTCTGGTAATTCTTCGGGTGGACCATAAAGATCTTCGTTATCAATAGGTGGTTTGGTAAATCTAATAATATCAGCCTGTGTTTCATCCTCAGATCTAATGATAGAATACGAATTACCAAATGGTTGTGTCTCCGTAATCCTTGCTTTTTGAACGACACCGTTTAGAGCAACAATTAGATTCTCAGTAACTTCAGTCTTAACAATAGATCCATCTTCCCAATAAAGTTCAAAATCAGTTTTAACTCCATCAAACTGATCGGCAATAGATTTGACTTTCCTGAAGTATCTGTCATTGAGATCAGAAGTCTTAAATTTAATTGCTCTACCATAAAACTTGACAGAATCTACTATCTGACCCTCTATTGTTCTTTGACCTAGAGGTGGTTGAGCAAATGTAATTGTAGTACCAGAAATTGTATAAGACACTCCTGGTTCCTGGAAAATACCATCTAACGTGGCAATTAATTGCTCATTTTTTGTGAGAGATAAAGCATTATTAGTTCTCTTATCAATAAGAGTAAATACAGTATTTCCAACTAACTGACCAGTGGAAGAGTCGAATCTTCCGTCAAATGCTGGAGATAATGAAACATTATAAGTTTGAGTTTCTGAAGCGTCGAAAGTATCGATAGAAATAGATCCACGACCCTCTTCAACAAAAATAGATTCCAACTTCTGTTGAATGACTGTGATAACTTTTGTAGAAGAAAGTGAAGTAACCTGAACAGGTGGCAACTCAATTGTACTTACATAATTGAATGATGGTTGCTGAGTAGGCATCGGTGCCTCTGCTTCACTCTCAATAACCATTTCACCAAACAACTGGAATCCAGCTGGGTGGGTAGTCTTTTTGATTAAGTCTCTCCACTCTTCAATTGAAGACTTTGATCTAATTACATAAGAATAATCTTGGTAGAAATATGAATCCTGTAAACGCTGATTGGCATTACTTAATTTTCCTCTATCAGAAGTAAAGAATCCAAAATTATCTACGTAAGATCTTAAATCAACATCAAATTCTGTATATAACTGAGAATATAGTGTGGCAGTTCTATTACCCAAAACCGATTTAATCTCAGAACCTGACTCAAATGTACCTGTTACATTGATAACTTTGAGTAAGTTGCTACCTTCTCTATAACCATTGAGAGCAACAACAGCACTAGCTCCAGTAGATGGTTGAGTAATACTCTCACCAAAGAAGAAACGATCAGAAATATTTCTGAGAATTAATGTAGTTGGTGATCTATAAGATCCTAGTTGAGACTCATCGGCATTGAATCCTCTACCAGGATTATTAATTTTAACATTCTGTGGAAGACCAATATTGTTAGATTCTAGGTAAATTTTTACATCAGACTCAATAATTTTTGCTGTTGGTTTGTATGTAAATCCACTTCCTTTCTTTACAACTTTAACCTGTGATAGTTTTCCTTGATATTGAGTACATTCATACTCATACCTAATTCCATCTGTATCGGTAAGAATAATAATTGGTTTTGAGTAGTTATCACCTTGATCGATAATGTCAAAACCAGTAACAACTTGTTCGACAGGATCCCAAATAGGATCGACAAAAGCTTCGTTGCTTTCTGTTGGTAATACACCATATACTGTTGGAATTTCTAAATATCCTTCTCCAGTATTAACTACCTTAACGGAGTGAATATTACCAATTGCTAATCTAGAATTAGTAATATACGACATAGTACCAGTACCATCATAAGATGGTGTCTGATTTAGTCCATAGACAAATCTAGTATCGGTGTTGTAAATAACGTTCTTCAGTCCTGTTAAAGGATCATCAATAATTCTCAAATATGAACCACCAGTGTCAACATTTGGAGAAACTTTGATGAAGTAAAAATAATTCTGGAAGTTGATTGCTCTTCTTTCTTGATACGTGTTTGTAGAAATAGCAGGTCCAAATCCTAGTTTTATAGTAACAAATGATCCAGCATTTCCTGGAGCAATACCACTAGTCTCTTTTTCTTCTGTAAAAATATTGTAATTGGCACTAGATGAAAAATCTAGATAAGTATCACTCATGGAGAAGTGACTGACATCAAAAGTATATTTGTAATATTTTTGTATATCAATAACTGGATTGATAGTGAAATTGACGTTATCACTAGAGAACTCTAGTTTGAACGCCTCATCTTCTACAGTTCTAAATTGAACCAGTTTTTGTGGAATGCTGCTATCAAAGAATGAAGAGCTAGAAGATAATACCTGGGGTTGATTAGCATTATAATCATAAGAAACGTCGATAACTTGAGTTTCTGAGTTGTATTGAATTAGATATGGTTTAACAATATCTTCTCCAAATGGACGGAAGTTTTCACTAAATCTGTAAAAACCATCTTTTAAAGTTACAGTACCATTATTATAATGATTTGTAGGAACAGTGCCCTGCTGACCTCTTTCTACAGTAATTTCATTTGTAGTAGTGTCAACTCCAGTTACTTTTACAATTTCTGGTCCGATTTGTAAAAAGTCTTCTTGAGAAACATTGTTGACATTGGTTAATTTCAAGGTAGTATTATTATAAGCAAATCCAACATGATCTACTTCAAATACCAATCGTTGGGGAGACTCTTCGGTTACAGATCTAGCTAGATCTGAATCGGCAACGGTGAGAATATCACCCTTCTTATATCCTTTTCCTTTTGTAGTAATGATAATAGATGCTACACCACCAGCACCTAGTCCTTGTGGATTAGAAACATCGATAGTTGCTCTAGCGTTTCCAGAATCTCCTGGAAGACCAATATTAGTTCTTGCTTGACTAGAATCACGGAAAATTAACTCGACATCTTCGTAAAGATCAGTTGTGTATCCAAATCCACTGTTAAGAATATCGAAACTACCGATACCCTCATCTACAATTTGTGAAGTATGTGTTGGTTGTAAAGCTGTAGCAGTTTGATATAAACGTTTTCTTACATAATACGTTGTGTTTGTAAGAGAATCGTCGGGAATAATATCAACCGTTATTTGATCACCTTTTCCAAGGTTATGGTTTTCGTTGGTGGCGACAATAGCAATGTTCTCATCAACAAAAAACGGAGTCAAATTTGTACTCAATGAAGTAACAGAAACAATTTCTACTCGGTTACTATCACTAAGATTTGAACTTCTCAAGTAATATTCGCTAGTTACAAAGAAGTTATTATTAGCATTAGTAACTCTAACTTTAACAGAATTTTGTCTAGAAGTAGTTTCTAAGATAGTTCCTGTAGCTTGATCTTCGTTGTCATCATTTGTTAGTCTGAGTGTAGCTCCAGCAGTAAAATTGGCATCCGAATCTAAGACTAATGTTACAACCAAAGTCTCGGAGTCAATTGGATTGGTGGTATTAAATGTCCCTATAACATTTCTCAGAACCATTTCTCCAGCATTGAATACATCGCCAATCAGTAATCCAGTAGCAAATATTGTGCCGTCTTCACCTGTCTGAGAAATTTGGTCACCTTCGAATAGATAAGCACTTTCTTGTACTTTAATCTGAGAAGCTTTTGTTTGAGTAGACTCAATTGAAGTAACTGTTTGTCCTGTAACCTGATCTACTCTTACAACAGCATCTTTTCCACTAGTTGCTGTATTATTAAGATATACGTTGTTACCAGGAGAGAAATTATCTAATGAACTTTCTACGTATCCTGATGTTACATTACCAGATTTTACATCCTGAATTAAAGCAGCAAATTGAGAACCATTTCTTTCGGAAAGATCTGATCTAAGAGATTTGAGTCCGACTGGAATATCATCTTGTGAGATATTCGAATTGTAATTAGAATCTACTGGTAGAGAATAAAAATTGTTTCCTAGAATATATGGGAAAACAGGATTGTCGCTAGCATCTACGCTAATGAAGTAAGCATACGTTCCATTTGGATAATCTGGAGTTACACAAAATCTACCATTGTTTTGATCTAGTTCTGTCTTACCAGAATTTACACTAGGAACCCAACGATAGTCATCAATAAAAGATCCTAGAGGATATTTTCCAGTATCAGGACCATTTGGTCTAGATCCTCTAATAACATATCCAGACGACAAACGTTGGATTGATGAAGTTGAGTCTACTGGATTTGAATATCCATAAGGACCATAAATCGGATTGCCATCATAAGCATATCCAAGAATAGGAGAGTGTGTGTTTTGTAAATTTAAGTTGTTGTTAAAAGCATTTTGTGAAGAATATGCTCTTGCTCTCAATCTTCTTGGATTGGCGAGATAAGCATATCCATAACCTCTTAATGGACTGTAGTTGATAAAAACTGTACCGTTATCTTGGTCTAAATTATTTTTTAACTGCTCGTAACGATTGAATACCCATTTTTTGATGCTGGCAGTAGCACTAGCGTTCTTACCAACAGCCTCTACCGAAACTGTGGTGTATCCTCTGGTGTAGAACCTACCAGTGCTAATTTTACGAACTTCTCCAATACTTCCATCACTATTGAGAATTGCTTCAAACTCGGCAAAATTTCCTTTTCCTAAAGTATCAACAATACGAATAACAGGTGGCGAAGAATAATAACGACCAGCATTGATGATATTCATACTAGTAATAGCACCAGCAGTAATAACAGGTTCTAATACTGCTTGCTCACCAGAAGTGATTCTAATTGTAGGATCCTCATCGAAATTTTCTGTGGTAAGAATTTCAATCTCACCAACAGTGGATCCATTTAAGGTACATCTTGCTTTATTTGGTTGTTCATTTACAAGAACATATGGTGGGTTGACATATGAGAATCCTTTACTTGTAATCTCTACAGATTCAATAGCACCAAACTTAACAAATTCATCTGACTTATATCCTAGAGCAGGTACACCATCAATGAACACACCAACATCTCTGCTAGAGGTTTCGTAGACTTCTGTAGTAACAATTGGTTGCTTACGAATTAATTTTAGGGATTTTTGATCAGAAAGAGTGTTACTATATTGAGTATCTACTAAAATGTTCTGAGATGGGTATGAAGAAGAACAAACATAGAAATACTGATCATCTTCAAATACAGCTCCAACATCAGAAGCAAATGGTTGAGCTACTCCTTTGACTGTATTGTAATTTGAGGTTGGGTCAGTATTAATTAACCAACGATTTCTACCAATAGTTTTGTCATAGACAATAGGACTTAGAGTTTCGAATCCAGCGTCTCCAATCTCAACAGATTCTCCTGATTTTGAGTAAGGAGCAGAATGTGAAGGCAGTAAATTGTATAGAATACCAAGCGTAGTGATTTTTACACTACCACTAACAATAGTCGAGTATCGATATACAGTTTTACCAACATTATGATTTCTAATAGGACCAATTCTATTATCAATAATAAACTGGTTTACGGTTTTATCTTTATATGTAATTACTTCATCGCCAACAAGAAGTTTTCCTGTCCTCGGGAATCCCATTGTGGATTTAACCGTAATCCTATCATTACTACCAGAGCTAGCAGGCAGAAGCACTGTAGTGGTCGTTCTTCCAGAAATTTCAAATGTACCATTAATGGTAGTTGGTTCTAGAATTACTTCGTATAGATCTTCTTGACCATCGCTACCGATAGAAATGACGTTATCTACAACAGCAGAAGCAAACTGAATTGCTGTATCGTACCCATCAATTTCCTGGGTAATCCTTTGACCAATTAAATCGAAAATATCTCCACTATTTAATTTTACTTTTAACGAGTAATTCTTAGTCCAATCAGAAACTGATGCTTTTAAAGTGAAGTCTTTTGGGTTTAGAACTTCTGGGACATTTGTTGGGTCGTCAGTAATAATGGCATTAAACAAGAACTTAATTGACTTGTCTGTACCTTTTGCTTTATAAAAAGATGTGATATTTTTGATTAATGACCTTTTATCGACATCTTCCTTTAGATATGCTTCTGGAAATTCTGCCAAATAAGTCTTTTCAAACTCTTTAACGAGAGCATATAAAAATAAATTGCTGATATTTCTTACAACATCTCCTTGGTAGTGAGGAGCAGCTGCTGTTGTAACAAATTCGCTCTTGGTATAAAGATCTCCCAATGTTGTGTTGCCACTAACACCTCTAGAGACACTTTCTAATACATTTCCATTTCTATCTTGATAGAATAGAATTTCATCACCGATTTGAATATAACCATTCTCTTCTGGAAAAGATGATCCATCTACAACGGTTAGTGTAGTGGCATCAGCAGTAATAGAAGATGCTAAAGTAGATTGTTGACTAAGAAGATTCTTCTCATAAAAATTGATGTCTCTATACTTGTTTAAGTTAGAGATGATATCTAATGGTTGACCAAAAGACTCCTGCTGCTCGTAGTATTTTTCTACGAACTTAGAGAAATTTTCATACTCGTATTGGATAAACCCTGGGAGTTGAGACTCAATCAGGGACGATAACCTTCTCTTCTTAGGAGCCATCTAATCTTACTCTGGGTATACCGTGAATTTACTCTTTGCTACATCAACATCTAGATAGAGTTCTCTAGAAGCATTGATGTCATTTGATAGTGGTTTCACACGAAGTTCAATTCTATTATCACTAAAACTACCTTGGATGATAGTTAAATCATATAATTTAACTTCGCCTTTGACATAATCAACGGTTCCAATGGAATCGTTTAATGTAATTTTTTCACCAGTCAAACTGTCTAATCTATATAGGGCAATTACGCCATCCCTATCTTCAAAATACACTGTGTATGAAGGGAATTCGGTTACTTTGAAACCAGTTGACATCATCGTTGGACCTTCACAGTCTTTGTCAAATTCGTTCTGGAAACATAGCTCATAATAAGATGTGCTATTAATCTGTGGGAAGAAATCCTTCCTCATCATGATGCTAGTTTTATTCGAGTTAATAGAACGATCAGAATTATCAATTGTTGATACAAACTTACTATATCTGAACTTTCCATTAAACTTTTCCACATTTGATTGTGCCAAGTACTTGTTGACACCAGAAATAACTTTGTTTCTAATTTCCTCTGGTTGCTGTGTGGTAATAGAAGTGCTGTAATAGATGCCGCTAGTTACTTCAATGTATAAAATTGATGGGTCAATAATCTCTGGAATCACAGAAGCAACCATATATCCTTTCATCTTATCAACAATACTCTTCTTTGTAGTTGAAGATAAGAAACTTGCTTGCTCTGGTTTAATAACAATCTTTACCTTACCATATTCTGGGGGATCATCTTCTTCTCCTCCAAAAATAATAATGTCTGAAATTGCTGGGTAAATTTTTCTAACAACAGATCCATAATCAGTGGCAGTTACGGCACGATCCTGGGTGCTAAAGTATTTTGGAGCATTATATTTGATCTTGGATAGTGATTCGATAGCAGCACCACCATTAGATGCTACTGTAGCTGCCGAATTAACAGCAATATTATAGACATATCCAATATTGCTAAACTTATCGGTAACAACACCATTAAAAGTAAAACTCTTCGCTCCATTGGTGTCTGGTCCGTTGGTTACAAGGTAAGTAACTTCAATCTTATTACCATTATCAAGTTTCTTACCTAAAACACCATCACCAAAGAAGAGCTCGTAGCGTTCATCTTCAACTTCATCAAGGAAGAAGGATTTTGACTGGGAGTCAATGTTTAAGATGTTCTCGGCGTAGTCGTAGATCTCGTAGAAAGTTGATTGCTCACTCTCATATACTTTTACCCTCACGGAGTTGGTATCGACGCCTGGGTTCTGAATAACGAACCTCTGGGAAGGTAGTGAAGTATTGACTACAAATGTACTAGTAATCAGGGTTCCTTCATAAACAGGAACATCATCAAAGTAAGCAACACCGTTTTCCACAGGAGTTGACTGATCTTCAATCGTTACATATGAGTAAAGAGTATCATTAAATACCGTTGTGAATCCTGTTCCTTTCTGTAGAACAGCAACTTCTGGAGCAGCACCTGGATATGACGCTGTAAAGGACACCCGTGCCTCTGGAGCAACCTTTGACTTGGGTCTATAACCTAACTGCTTAGCAAGGGCAATAACGTTGTCCCTGAGGGTTGCAGAATCCAAGAACAACTCATTAACTACCATGTTGGCATTGAATGCCGTGTAGTAAGTATTATAAGCAAGAATGTCCAGCAGGACACTCATCGATGATCCTTCAAAATCATACGATGTAAAATCAGATTGTGCTCTCAAATATTCCTTGAGAGCAGTCTTAATCTGCTGGAAGTCTAAATTGGATACTTGTACGTATGATGCCATGGTTATCTAGCACTCTCTAGGAAAAATTCGATGTTTGTTTGTAAATCTTCTCGACCACGAATTGCATACTCTAGTTGAATGTCATAACCATTGTCTTCAAAGTTAGTATCAACATTCAAATTAGTAATATCAATCCTAGCCTCATACTTTCTAATGATGCTATAAATCTCATCACGAATAATCGCTGCTGTACCAAAATCTAATGGTTCAAATAATAAATCACCCAGTTGTGTTCCTAGATCGGAATTAAAGAGTCTCTCGCCCTTTCTAGTGAGCAAAAGACTCTTAATTGACTGTTTGATGTCTGCACCGTCTTTTACAACTTGTAAATCCTCAGTTACAGGGTGAGGTTTAAAGTTGAGGTTAAAATCCTTGAATGTTTGAAATTCAGGCATAGAGACAGCTTTATTGACTATTTATGCCTCATTCATGCCATCTTTCAACGTAATCGTCAAACCCTCCAGCACCTCCACAAGGTCTTGAGAGACGATCTTTGGGAATCTGGTACTTTGCCTGCTTAAGGTACTTGTCGCTCGCTGGATCGGTTATTAGAGTCATCCCAGACTCAATAAAGTCCCGACCCTTATCTACGGGTGAATTTGCCATCTGTTTTCTCCTTTGTGGGGTTGAACAGAACTTTTTAAGGGGTTCCTATCCCTTTAACAATTCGATTGTATAATTCTTCAGACCAATACTTATAATAATCAGTCTTATGTAAAGTTTCTCTCGCCTGTAGTAATTTATTACGCTTCTGACATAAAATCAGGTTTGCTTTACCAAAGTTTGACTGAACGCCATTAATATACGTTGTTTCCTTTTTATGATCATCCAACCAAATATAGTCCCTATAGATCATATTAAGTTCAGCGATCTTTTGTAACATAGACGCCACACTAATATCATCCTCTACTATAAAGACTACTACATCGAACCCTTCATTCAGAGTCACCTTGCTCAGAGCGCGTTCCTCTATATGTACAGACGCAGAAAAAGCGTAAGGACAGATGGAAAAACCACCCAGTTCCTCACGCTTTACTGTAAGCTCTTTAATCCAGTGCCTTACTTCACTTACCTTGTCCACGATAGGGTTTCCTTGCTTTATTTCTGCTAGTAGCAGCATACTTCGTATTCTTACTGTTACCCTGACGGGTATTCTTGGGTTTGGACTCGATCAGCTTCTGACCACTCAGTCCAATCTTTGCTCTTGCCATAATTACCTCAGTTGACTTTAATATTATATCATGACTTGGTGCCGATCACAACCGTGCTCGGTCCAAATGGTCCTACCAATGGTCTCTCAATGCCTGTTAGCGTTTG